TTTCAAGCGTTCTGTCCACCCCTTCCATAAGTCGTTTGACGAGTGCAGTTTCGTCCTGTCCTTTGCACTCATCTTCATTGAACTTAACTTCGAGGGCGACAGATTCATAAGCCTGAACCTGCATTGTGCGTCTGTAAGAAATTTCCATCGTTAGCTCCAAATAAAACGTGGGATGCGGTCAGGAGGAAGAACCGCACCCCACAGTTAGTTGTTATCCAATGTCGAAATCATCACCAATGTCGAAATCATCCTCACCGACTTCTTCACCAAAGGTTTCAGGGGTCTTGGGCTTTTCCGGTTCAGGCTCATTGTCCTCAACCACAGCTTCCGGTTCGGGTTCTTTCGCTTCTTCCTTGGCAGTCTCCGCAGGAATGTCAATCTGCGGTTCTTCCTCGGTGGAAGTTTCGGGAACAGTAACCGGAGTATCACTGACATACCGAGCCAGTTCTTCATACGTCGGCGGGTCAGGAATCAGTGCATCAAGGTCTGTAATGTAAGGATAGAGAGCTTCGGGGATGGGCTTCGCTTCGTCCTTCCAATTAAGATGCATAGAGAGGAGCTGCATAATCGGCTTGGACTGCGGATTGGCTTTTACAGACGGAGCCATACCGAAACGAGCGTCCATCCAGTATCCAACATCAAGGTCGGAGAAACTGTAGAGCTTGTCGCTTGCCTTGGCATTGAACTGCTCCTCGGTGTGAAGCGTGGAGTTGAATACGTCCATAAAGTAGAACTCCGTACCTCTGAACACACGGGGAACAATCTTCGTCTTACCGCTTTCATCAGCGACCTTCACGAACATATTGAACAGAAGTAGCTTACGCGGTTTGAGACGTGCATAGGGAGAGTTGCGGTCTTTCTTAATATCCTCGTAATGAGCATCAACACACTCACACAGCGGACACTTCTTACCGAAAGAGGTGGGGCAAATAACATTACGCCCATCAGGAAGACGATGAACACGCACACGTCTGAAAGCATCGAACGTACCAACAGCATTACCAGCAACGTTGAACTTCTTGGTGGTCATAAAGTCAACGATACGCAGGGTGATTTCTTCGGGCTTATCCTTCTTCGGATACCACAGCTTCACGCCTTTCGCAAGGTTTTCAGTGAGCAGATATTCGCGTTCAGTGTTAGAAAGGTTGGCACGATTGGCGGCGATACGCGCTTCACGAGATTCACGCATACGCTTGAGGTCAGCAACGGTAAAACCCATTAGTTGTTCTCCTTATTGTAGATGTCGCGGTAGAAGTTGAGCATACCAGTCATGTTGTCGAGGTGAGCCTGTGCTTTGAGCAGTTTTTCACCGAGGTCTGCAAATTCCGTAATGGTGGTACTGCGGATTGCTTCCTCCGTGATTTTCAGCCCTTGTGCTTTTGCTTCGTAGAGTTGCACACGTTTTGCATGGCGTTTACGGTCGTATTCAGCCTGAAGCTGGGCGACCTCGTTTCGCGCTTTGATATACTCGCTCAAAGCGTTTCCGTAGTTGGTTTTGTTTTCTTCGTTCATACCAAATCTCCTATAGGTTGGTGGGGTGGTTTAATATAATATAGCACGATTTAACGGAAAGTCAAACTGATTTTCAGAAAAAGATTCAAATTTTTTCGCCATCTCTGAAACCCTTGAAAATAGGAAAGCGGAGTGATGGTTTTCCCGTCCCGTCCTGCGTTTCCTCGAAGAATTTAACGGTTATCTTACGACCGAGGTATTTATCGGGGTGGTTATACAAGTCAATCCGCAGGGGGTCGGAAAGCCCACTTCCGACCGCTACAGGGTTTCCCTTATAGTTGATAATAACTGCCCCTGCCATTTTCGTTCGTACCATTTGGTTAGTGGCAACATCCAGTACACCTTTTTCCGTACTTGTAATGTCCTCAATCACAAACTCGGCATCGGTGAATTTTTTAACCTTGAGCAAATCAGCAGTACGACCAAACTGATAAGGAGCATCGGCGCGAAGAATCAAACCTTCCCACCCATTACGTTCTACAGCTTGGGTTGCTTTTGCGAAGTTTTCAGGGTTATATCGACATGCATGAAGAACGCTGAAATACCTTGAATTATATGGTTCAAAAACGCTACGAGCCAACATGAGGCGTTTGCTGTATGGACGGTCAGCCTTTACACCGTTAAACTCATCTTCACTCAATAAGTCAAAGATTTTATAATGCGGATTCAGCATAGTAAATTCTTTGCGTTTGATTTGAGATACGGCGGCTTTGAAATCCTCTTTATCGTTCTCAATCACACATAACTCACCGTCAATTACACAGGACGTACCGAGCTGTGCAAGAGGGGCGGCTAACGCATCTTGAAGTACGTTGAGCGTGGTGAACTCATGTCCGATACGTGAATAGAACTTGACAGCGTGGTCTTGTGCATTATACTTGCACAGCAAACGCACACCATCCAGCTTGCGTGTAATCAGATAGGGTTCATTCTGTAAACGTTTCTGCCCTGCCTCGCTTTTGTTCAAGTCAAAGGCAAGCGCAACTTGGAACATGGGGATATTAAGCCCCATTTCTTCATTGATGGTCTTGGTATCGACACCGATTTTCAGGTCTTTATCGAAGATTTTATACAGCAATTCAGCACTGTCAGGGTCAGCCGCGATGACGCTTGCACACATTCCAAGTGCTTCATTACCGGAAAGGTCACGATTTACCAATCTTCGCAACAGGTAAAGAAGCTCAAAATCATCATTTATCTGTGCTATCGGTTGAGCCTTTTTAATCTGATTCGATGTAACTCCAAAGGTGTACATCGGGTTGTAAAGAACGCGAAGTAACTGCTTAACGTCTTTGTTTTGAGAATAATAACGTAAGCACTCGCGTTTGGCTTTGCGTTTGTTCGACTGGTTCATGTAATCCACGAACTGCTGAATCGTTCCTAAAGTTCTCATGTAGTTTTAACCTCTCGAAGTTTTCACATACGATAATTTGGTCTGCATAGCTTAATTTCCTTACGACTTGAAATAATGATAATAACAGTCGAGCGTAAGCGGATGCACCCCTATCGTATGAATCGCTGAGTTTGTATAGGGTTGGTCTTATCTTGGGTTGTTTGAATTGTTTGAGGAAGATTATGTCGGATTTCGTAAAGAGGCGGCTGTCCACGTCAGTCAGCATTTCATTCGCTGTATCAATGATAAAATCGACCAACTTATGAACATACCGCTTCTTTACGGCACAGTACATATCAAGATAGTTATAGTACAGTGCTTCCATTTTTCTTCATCATTTCGATTTTGTGATTGAGATACCACACCGCTTTTTCCAAGTCCTCAACCGCATCGTTTTTCTTACCTGCGCGGAGAATGTACTTGAGTGCGTTACCGACAGAGAAATCATATTTGTCAGTAATCTCAATAACCTCAAGCCCAAAGGGAGTGTCGGTGTAGTGTTTCGGGTGATTGACTGCATCTGCTTTAGCTAGGACATGTTGTGGCTTCGGGCAGTCCAGATAAGATGGATAGTTTTTGGTCGGTACTTCTTTAGCCAACTCTGTAATTGTTTTAACATTTTTGGTAGGCTTCACCATAACAACCGGGTCATCAGGTGTAAATGTCTCCGACTTAACCTCAATCGGAATCGTAAAGTTATGGTCGTCAATATAGAAGTCGGCGTACACTTTACGCGGATTATTACCCCACTCTTCCTGAAGCTGTTTGACGTTATCATTAACAGCGTCCGGTTTCAAACCGTGGTCTTCAAGCCAGTCAAGAGCATTACGAAGTACCTCACCTTCACGCATCGTCCAAAGCACCCACTGATTATGAGGGTTGGACTGAATATACTTACGAATAAAGTTTGTCGTATGTGTAATTTCCGCCCCGATAGCAGGGAACTTATTTACCACTATAGTACCATCAAAATCAATCGCAAAAACCATTATTTCACCTCAAAAGCACAAGCAATCATATACGTTAAACCACACTTACCTGCATTATAAAACGGATTCAGGAAACATTCAGCAATCCTCGTTAATCTCATGCGGTCGGTTGCAGATTTAGAACCGAGGATGCACGAATTGAGATAACCAAGAATCGCCATACGCACAGACTCGTCCTGTCCGGTATAAGCCTTGATAAACGATACCGCCTCATCCCACGTACCCCTTTTATTCACGATAGCGCGACAAAGTGTAATAGTATCAGCAACCAGTTTATCCCCGAAACCACTCTGCATCTCAATCGCTTTCTTCACGTCACCGCCATTGAGCATGTAGTTTTCAAGAATCTGTAAGGAAAGACGAGCCGAGTTTTCAGAGTTGAGTGCGATAGTTTGTAAGTCCTCATCACTAATCTGAATCCCCTTAATACCGACCACGCGCTTCATATTCTTATACAGAGCTTGAGGTGTGATGGGTTTGATAGGCAGAATCTTACACCTGCTTTTGAGGGGTTTCGGCATCTTGGAGCTGTCGGTGGTGCAGAAGAACACATACGTACACCCCGGCACGTTTTCACAATTACGCAGAAGAGCCTCGAAGCAAATAGGCGTAAGCCCCTGCATTTCGTCAATAATATAAACACGCCCCTTCGACCCACGTTTCATAGGATACGTACCCCACATATCAATAAAGGCGCGGATATTATCAATCGAGCGGTCTTTACTGGCATCGAGAATCTGAATATCACCGAGCGTATCACTGCACCCGATAGCCTTGGCGAACACATAAGCAAGGGTCGTTTTCCCGCACCCGAACTTGCCGTCAAGCAGAAACACTTTAGGCTCATTGGGGTCGTTGGATTCAGCTACGTGTTTGAGGATTGCGACAGCTTCATCCTGTCCTACAACCTCATCGAATGTCTGCGGTCTCATTTCGTTGTATAATGACATATAGCCTCCTTTAGCTATGTTTGATTTCACCCATTTCTTTAAGGTCAGCCCAAGACGCACCGGGTTCACCTAAATCAGCCTCGACTGCGATGGGGTACACAATCCAAGACCATTCTTTTCTGACTTCTGCTTGGCTCTCAATGTATAAGTCGCAGATGGTTTGGTATTCTTCCGGCACAATATCCATAACCGCACTATCATGTATCTGACCTATGATAAGCGATTTGAGTTTGTACTGGTCGAACTTCCTCTGTAAATGTATCAGGGTATTGAGCAGAACATGGAACGCAGACCCTTGAACAACGGTATTGATGGCTTGGGTTTTCGTCATCTTAACCGTAACTCTAAAGCCTGTGGGATAATCAAGATACCCCTGCTTCTTATAAAGCTCCCATTGTTGTTCTTTCCAATTACCGTAATACTTAAAGAGGTCGAACCAAAACCACTCATACTCTTTTTCAGTGTGAGCAAGCATGTCATCGAAGTTGTTAATACCTCTGGCTTTCAGGTGGTCAAGAATGGGAATCCCTGCACCTGTTTTCGGGTTATCTTCTGTAACGAAGTCCCAAAGATTACGAGCCATCGATTCAAAACCTGCACCGTAAAACCCTGCGAACACGAATCTGCCTTTAACCGATTTACGGAGTGCCTTACACAGCTCATTGTCTTTCAACATATAATAATGCTGTTCGACGGTACTGTGCATATCCGCATCAGGGTCAGAAAGGAATCGAAGCATGTTCGGGTCGTGATGAATAGAGCAACCACAGGAAACCTCATTGGCACGTAAGTCAAGTTCAACCAAGCACCTGTCTTTAGAGCGCGGTAAGAATCCAGTACGAACAATGTGCTTCTGAAAATCGTTATTCTTCGGCATCTGTTGTAGGTTAGGGTTCACGCAACTGGAACGATAGGTACGGACTGTGTGAAGCATAAATTCGGGGTGGATAAAACCATTCTCAT